GTTCTGAACCTCAACATCGACTTTGCGCTGGCTGACGCGACTCCGAAAAAACTGGAGTTGCTTCAGGCTGTCTTTGACGCGCATGACATGGCGGCGCGGAACAATCAGAACGCTAGTTCCGGCGCTGCGGTAAACGCTTTCTTTGGAAGCGCCCAGCTTACTAATGGAATCGCTTCAGCAATCCTGACTTTGGGCGATGCTCACGGCCCAATTAGTCCTGCTCGATTCGTTTACGAACGATTCGATGAGCGAGCGTTGAAGTCGGCCATCGAGGCCGGCATGAAGATTCCTGGCTTCGGCAATTCGTTCTTCAAGGATCGGATCGATCCGGCATGGAGCCGTGTGCGTGAGATTATCGCTGCGGACTTTCCTAACGCGAACGCTCGAATCGAACAGCTTCACGGATGGATGAAGGAAGCTGGAAAGGATGTTCATCCGAATGCAGCTCTTTATACCGCAGTAATTTGCAGTGAGCTGGGTATGATTCCTAATTCGGAGTCGGCCATCTTTATCCTCGCGCGTACTGCCGCGTGGACTTCTTTGTGCATAAAAAATGAACGGTAAACTGTTCCAGATTTGCGGCCTTCCTCGATTCGGATCGGCATTCATGTCGGTCTTTTTCTCGTTGGAAGCGGACTGCCTTGGCCTACATGAGCAGGGTGCGACTGATCCGAATTGGAAGCAGTCGATTGAAGAATACCGGACTCGTTACAAGTACGTCGCTGATTGCTCGACTTACGGATATCTTCCAAAGGCAGTCGTGCATGATTCGGTGAAGGTGTACGTCAAAAAGGACGCAGAAGCGTCGGCCAAAGAATGCACTGAGCGATTCGGCTACGAGGTTCACCTTCCTTCGGTTCAAGCACTTCGTGAGTACGCGGATGCATGGGCATCTTTGCATGGCGTGATGACAATCGAAGAGAACGAGCTTTTTAAGGTGGATACTTTGCGGCGGGTGTGGGTTCATTGCTTCCAGAACGAGCGAGCTTTTCCAGAGGAAAAAGCTGCACGTTTGGTAACCATGAACATCCAACGTCACGAACCTGAGAAGGTGTTCTCGATTGAGAACGGCAATCGTCTTGTGAAGGAGGTATTTTAATTTATGGGAGCTATTCTAGGTGGTGCGGCAATCCTTGGCGGAACGAGCTTGCTTGGCGGATTGCTGAGCAAGGGCAGCAAGCCAAAAGTTCCAGCATTTAAGCCGATTGATTTTCAAGCTGAGCAGAAGCAAGCGATTCAGCAGAACATCGAAGCGCTTCAACCTGCCACGGAACTCGCTCAAAAGACTACCGCCGCCGAGCAGTCACAACTTGAAGCTCAGCTTCGTCGTGCGATTCCTGGTTATGACCAGTTGATTCAACAGGCTGGTAAGAACATTGGGTCAGCTTTGCGCGGCGAGGTTTCTCAAGATGTTGCATCTCAGCTTCAACGCTCCGCCGCTGGACGCGCGCTTGGCGGAGGGTTTGGCGCTGGAAGCGGAATGGGCCGAGCATTGTCAGCTCGCGACTTTGGTCTGACATCGATGCAGATCCAGAACCAAGGTCTGGCGCAAGCTCAGAACTTCATCCAGCAACAACGGGCGTTTGGAATGGCTCAACCGTTCTCGGTAAGCAGCATGTTCATCACTCCGTCTCAGCGAATTGGAGCTTTGCAGCAGCAAAATCAGCAGCAGTACAACCGTGACTTGCAAGCTGCTCAAGTGGCTGCGATGCCTGATCCTACGATGGCTGCTATCGGAAGCGCGATTTCTTCTGCCGGTGGATTCGCTGGCGGGGCTTACACCCAGCGAGGGTTGATGGGAATGCAGGGAGGCCTAAGGTCGTCTTACAATCCTCAGAACGATCCTGAGCTTTATTCTTTCCCTAGAACAAACACCTCTGAAATAGGGCCGCAATCTACCAGCCTATTCCCAGAATACAGCTCGTCCAATTTCGGACTCTAAATCTTATGGCCGACGAAACTCTTCAAGCATTTCAGCTAGGCGCATCGCTGTTTGACCGCGCGCAGACGCAGCAGCGCATGATGGAGCAGTTGCAGATGCAGACTGCGGATCAGTTGATGCGTCAGCGTCAGTATGATCTTCAGAACAAGATCCAGTCGAAGGCGTATGCGGATGCGCTTGCAGAGTCGGAGGCTCAGAATCTGGAATACGACGCTTTTCAGAGCTTCAACCAGCAGGTGTCTGATTTTTTGAACAACGCCACTGAAAATGGCGCGATGCCAGCTCTTCCTAGATTTAGGTCAAAACAGTTCAACCAGCAGGCGACTCAGATAATCAACGGTTTGGAGCCATACTCTGCTCGCGCAAAACTTATCAAAGAGCAGGCGAAGCTTGCTGCTTTTACCGATGAGCTTGAAAGGTCCAGAATTGCCGAAGCCAGAAAATACAACGCATTAACGCGCACCGCTGATGGAAAGTACGTCATTGATGATGCGTTAATTGCTAAAAAGCGCACAGAAGAAGAGCAGCTCGGAAAGGCTGCTAAAATTTCTTCGGTTGCAGGTCTTGCAAGTGAAGATTCAATTAGGGCGCTTGGACTTGCTCCTGAAATTGAACTTCAAGCAATTCAGACAATGCGTGCAAAACAAGCGCAAAAGTCTCCATTGACCGCTGCACTTGCTGATTGGCAGCAATCTGCTGAAGACCAGAAGGATGCTAAGTTTCAGATTCTGAAAGCTGCGGCAGCTAAGAGTGGTCAGGACATTATTGTTGGTCCTTCTGGAGATTTTGAGTTTAAGAAAGCGTTGCCGCAGGCAGTTCAGACTCAACTCTTTAACGGAATCAAATCAGCAAACACTGCTGTTGATTTGATTGATAGCGTGAACCCGAAGGATATTGACGAAGCGTTCAGTATTCCTGGGGCCTTACGACAAGCTGGACAAGCAATCGGAGGCGCAAAAGTTGGACTTGGCTTAAACCCATCTCAGACAAAACTAAATCGCACTCTTGGTGCTTTGACGCCACTGGTTGCAAGAGGTCTTCTTTCTGAAACCGGACGACTTACAGACGCTGATGCTCGAAGAGCCAAAGAGCTGATCAATCAGAGCTTTTTGACTTCTAGCCCAGATCAGGTGAAACAGGCGCTTTCAGAGATTCGCTCGCTTTTCCTAGACGCAAAAGATCGAATGAAATCTCCGCTTGGAATCATCGGAGAACAGGAGGTTTTGAAAATTGAAGGTCAGCCAAAAACTTCCACGCCTCAAAAGCCAAAGCGCGTCAGGCAAGGTGGAAAAATCTATCAGTTAGACGAATCGACCGACACTTACGTTGAGGTTGCTCAATAATTATGCCATTCGATCCGAATCAACCTTTTGAGGTGCTTGACGAGGCTTCTGCAAAGCCAGTACAAGCTGTTGAAGCTGTTGCGGCTGTTGGATCAACCGCTCAACTTGCTAAAGCTGTAAATCAATCGGCAACCATTGGCGAGATGCGCCGCCGTGAAGAACAGGGCCTTGTTTCCGCACTAACACCCGAACAGGTTAGACAGGCCACCATGAGCGATGCCGCTCGCATGGGTCAGGCAATGCAGGAAGAAGAAGCTCGTCTTGCTGCTGCCGGTGCGCCATCGATGTTTGATGAAACGGTTCCAGAAGGTGCTGCATCAATAGCTCTTGGTTTTGCTGCCCCAGAAATGGCTGCTGCTAGATTCCCGGCTCTTGCTCGCGCAGCAATGGCTGGAAAACTGCTCCAAAGAACTGGCGGTCAAGCTGCTCTTGGTGGAATTAGCGGTGCAGGTGCTTCAATCCCAAAAGCCGCAGAACTTGCAACTGAAGGCAAGCCAGCGGAAGCGGTTGGCGAAGTTGCTAAACAAACCGCAATCGGAGGTGTCCTTGGCCCTGTTATTGGAGAGCCGCTTCGGGTTGGCATGGCAGGATTAAAGGCTCTTGGCGGTAAACTTGGGTTGATCAACGAGACTGTTGCGAATCTTTTTCGACCCGTTGATTTGACTCCAGATCAACTCAAAACATTGAGGTCTGTTCAGACCATTGAAAGCGCAAGTGGCCAACAGGTTCCAATCTCGCTTGCTGAGGCGATAAATTCTAAATCGATTTCTAGGAAAATGGCGCTTGAGGGTGCAGAGCCTGACCCTGAAGCGATGACGCAGATTTACGAACTTGCGTTGCATCGAGCCGCTAACACGCCGAGAGGAAACCGTACCCCCCAAGAAATCAGCAGGCAGGTTTTTGATGTTCTTGATCCGCAGCGTCAGGGGCTTGGTAAGCAAGCGGAAATGGCTGTGAACGACTTTGCCTCAAGAGCTGCAAACTCCGTGAACAACGCTGAACAACGTGTGCTTCAGGTTGGAAAGTCATTTTTTGCGCCAGGAAGAAGCGTTGCTTCAATTGGAAACGATCTTAAAGACCTCGCTGAAAACTCCCTTGAGTCGGCTAGGACATCTTGGAATGCGGCATACACCAAGGCAAAATCGCTTCCAGAATACTCTCAAACTGCCGTTGATCTTCAGCCGCTGATTGATTACGCCAACTCGGCAGGATTAAATCTCGCAAAAACCACCGGAGGAAATATTTCGGTAATTGCCGCGCCTGCTGGCCAACGTGCAGCAATTGCAGCGGTCGAAGATCTTGTCAGCACCGCAACGCTTGAAGAAGCTAGAAATCTTGCTTCCAACCTTTCTCGACAGATTCGACAATCCGGCGTTTTGCCGGGGGTTGATGTCAGGACAAAAGCTCAGCTTGCTGAGATTGCTGCCAATCAGATCAATCAGGCTGTCTCGCAAACGCCAGCTCTCCAGCAAGCGCTTGGTGCTGCAAACCAAAACTACGCCCAAAATATCACACGTTTTAGGGGAAACCTTAGCGAGGGTATTCTAAAGGAGATTGGAGAAGGCGGAGGACTGTCTGGAGAGGCGATTATCTCGCGTCTAACCGGATCAAACGCCGAGACTAATCTTGGTATGTTGACAGATCTTCTTGGTTCATCAAACGCGCAGAAAGGGATGGACCTTGTTAAAGAGGCGATTGTAAGCACTGCGTCTCAAGCTGGAAGAAAAGGCGCTGGAATCAATGTCGGAGAAATGTTCAGCAAGATTAACGGGTTGCCGGAGCCGGTTCGAAACAAACTGTTTCCAAACTATGCAAACCTGAGAAGCGCGTTCATTTCTGAATCGCGTTTGGGTGATATCAGAAATGCAGTCAAATCTCCAGAAGCGTATCTTTCTTCTGTTAATGCTGATCCTAGATTTGTTGAACAGATGCTTGGTACGACCGATAAAAACGCTCTTCAGCAACTTGCTAAACGGGCTGTTCAGGAAGATGCGTCGGTAAAGTCGGAGCTTTCAAAACTCGGTTTGGACAAACTTGTAGAGAGGAATTCGTTCGATATTTCAAAGTTTGTTTCAGATCCAAAAAATCAACCAAAAATCGCAAACCTTGTTTCACGACTTTCCTCCAGAAAGCCTGATGTGCTGCGCGATGTTCAATCGCTCTTCATTGACGATCTGTTGAGTCAGTCGAAAACGGGAGATATCATCGATGGCCAAAAGCTATTGAATTTGGTTTCTGCCGGTGTACCTGCTGGCCCTGGAACCGCAGGAAGAGTGGCCAGCCCATTCTTTGAAACTGCCAACACGCTGCTTGGAACCAGTGGACGGCAGGAACTTGAAAAAGTTGCTCGGGCAATAGCTGAAACTCCTGTTCCAGCTAAAACTGCGTCCGATGTGAATCGTGGGCTGATCAATTACATTTTTGTCGGATATCAAGGTGGAAACATTGCTCAAGGAACTCTTCCGGCTGCGCTTTCATTTTTGTCCCGTGTGGTTACCAGTGCGCCAGCCGTAAGGTACAAGTTTGCGTCAAAATTTTTGACCAACCCAGAGCTTCGAAAAATTGCGATGACTCCGATCAAAGACATCGACGCTGGAAGGTTTGTTACCTTTTCAAACCCTCAGACACTCGATCTGTTTCGAGATGTCACCTCTGAAACTGTTAAATCCATCAGGCAAGAGTTTGGGAAAAACTCTGAAGAGTACAGGCAGGCGCTTGAGGTTGAAAACGAACTGCCATGAAAACCTCCCTCTCCAAAAAAGGTAACACCTATCAGGGCAAGAAGGTGACGCTCAACAAGCCGTTCTACACGCCTGGCGAGCGGAAGAAGAGCGCGGTGTACGTCAAGAACGACAACGGCAACGTCATCAAGGTTCGCTTTGGAGACGCCAACATGACGATCAAGAAATCGAATCCTGAGCGTCGTAAGAACTTCCGCGCACGGCATAATTGCGCGACGGCAACCGATAAAACGACTCCTCGGCACTGGAGCTGCAAAGCGTGGTGATTTCGTCGGTAAACATTAACTCTAACTGATATGGACAAGATGCGACTTGGCGGTGGCGGACGTTACGAGAAACTCGTTGGAGAGCTTGAGAAGAAGGGCGTGAAAGATCCTGGCGCTCTCGCGGCATCAATCGGGATGAAAAAATACGGCAAGAAACGATTTTTATCTCTTGCTGCCAAGGGTCGTCGCCGCGCAATGCGCGAGAAGGCTAACGCTTAAAGTTGGACCAAGCAGCTCTTGCTGCTGTGAATCATCTTGTGGCACGGGACGCAAACGGTGACTCCGTTTGCTACGTCATATCGTTTATCTGGATGATCTTTCCACGACAGAATGTGGTGTGCATGCAGATTTGAAGATTTAGATGCACATAGCTTGTTCATGCATTTGAATCCATCGCGAGCAAACACGGCTCTTCTCCATTCAATGTATTCGACACGCCCCATTTCGGCATTCCGCTCAGTTGCGTAAGTGCCACCTTTCCAATTCGGATTTTTTTCTCCACGCAGATATGGTCTAGGTTTTCCAGAAATGGCCTTTGAAATAGATTCTGCTCGTTGTTTACAGTGCACTCCTGAAAGCAAAGCGGATTTTACTTTTTCATAATTTTTATATTTCCATTTACCCGCGCAACTGTTACCGCAAAAATCATTAGTAGCATTTTGCATTTGTTTTCCGCACATCTTGCAAACACAACATTTTTTACAACGGATTGCGTTTCCTGCTTTTGCTTCAAACTGCTGCATGCACCTGTCACATGTTTTTGTGAAAACTCTATTTTTTATTGTTTCTATGCAACTAGGGTCGTTGGCATATCTGAATTTTCCGCAGCATTTACTTGAGCAAAATTGAAGGTGAGAATATCTGAGCTGGTTTCCACATTGCTTGCATTTTCTGCATTCATTGCATGTTTTGGACGCTCCACTTTGGGCAGCGAATCCGGCTCTACACTTTTTGCATGTAAGGTTGAACTGGCGCATAAAATAACCGTAGAACGAAGTATGGAGAAGTCAAATTCAACGCTTAGGATATCGTCCTTTGGAGTAAGGCTTTTTCACCGACTCCTTATCGACGACGAACTTCTGTGGATCTGCGTAGTTCCATGAGATGTCGCCGCCTGTACCACGCTGGATCATAATCGATCCGGTGACTTTTCCGTCTTTGTCCGTCATTCCGGAACGGTCAGCCCGTTTCGCCATGCCGAGCATGAAGCGTCGTGGGTTATTGAATCCAACCTCCTTCATCACAATCACCTCGCGCGCCCAGTTCGTCAGATCCGACGATCCGAATCCTGAGTAGGCCAAATCTGCGACGCTCTCAGGCTTGTCGTCCTTACCCTTCGGCTTGGGGAAGTGATGGACAAGTACAAGGACAACACCTGTCTCCATCATAATCGGCTGGAGCAGATGCCGCGTGAAGTTCGCGCAGACCTCGATGTCCGCAGGATTGCCGCCCATGTAGGAGAGCAGTGGATCGATGTAAACAACGTCAGCCTTGGTCTTGCGAACGAGACGACGGAGCATTGTGGCAAAGTCAGCCCCGGTTCGAACCGTTTCGCGGAAAAAGAGCATGTTCGCGTTTCTCAATCCTCGCTCCCAGTTCTCCTTTCCGAATGTCATCTGAGCCGCCCCCTTGAGCGCGTCATGCTGGTCAGCGATGTCGTTCTCCGCCTGAATGTAAACCACTTTTAGCGAACGGACGGGCCGGACGCCAAACCAGTCTGCGCCAGACGCCCATTTCAGCCCCTGATACGCCGCCATCGAGCTTTTGCCGCAACCACTTTGGCCTACGAATAGAAGCGAAGATCCGCGACGTAGCCATCTGTCGCCGATCAGATTGTCAGGATCATTCTTCGGGTCGTACTCGATGATGCTATCGAGCGAGAACTCCTGAGGCATGTCCTGCGACTCCAGATAGTCCGTGAACGCATCCCAGTTCACGACACCCACATTGATGGCCAACAGCTTCTGCTCATTGCCATCGCGCATCACACCGGGAAGGCGGCTGAACCTGCTGGCGTTCTTGTTCTTCGGATCGATTCCAATGCTCTCCAGATGCCGGTAAACGATGTCGCGGCGCTCTGCCCATTCTTCCTTGTTCGCCGCATCCACACGCACCCAGC